TCACCTCCAAGTATCGTGATTTCTTCGTTGTTATTATTTAGACGATAATGGTCGATAATTTTATCAACCATTTCTATATCCATTTCTCCGAGTGTGTGTTTTAGTCTTGCGTCTTCTTTTGTGAAACAAAATGAACAACCTTTTGCGCACGTCCCGTTAATAGCTAAATTCATTAAAAATCCATTTTCAATGTGAGAGGTGTTGTTGGAATGTTTTCATCTTCCCTTTGTTGTTTGCTCAATGCAACACCAAATTTTTCGTGCTTAAGTCTGTGGCAATCTGCGATGTTTACACACGCCTTAATTCTTTCTTCTAATAGTTGTTGCTCTAATAATAGATTAGCCAGTTTAGTATTATACGCTGTTACATTATTAATGATTTTTTGTACAAATACTGATTTTTCAATATTTCTACCAGCACATAAAATATCAATGATTGGTGTTTGATAATCTTCATCAGCAGTCCAACCAAACGCTTCTCTTTTTTGCTCTTCCCAAGTGTCTTTCTCCAATATAGAAGCATCAACCATAAGCTCTTTGTATCTTTCAGAAAATCTATCTGCAACTACTTTTCTCATCGCGGCTTTATTAAATGCGACGCCGGCCGCTTTGTCTTCGTCAGTAAGAAAATGTTTTACTTTTTCCGCTTCTGTTTCACTGGATTCTGCCAACTGTGGAATTTCATCCATGATATTTGAATTTGTTCTAACACTAATATAATCTTTATATATGTCAGCGAAAACAAATCCTTTAGCAACCTCTTCTGGTATAACTATTGCACCAAGTTTATTCAATTCAACTCTCATGTCGTTATACTCATCAGCTATTCTACCATAATTGTAATTTAAATACATTCCAACTACATGTATATAACCTGGAACATTACCTTGTACTTTAAAAATAATATGTGTCATTATAATAATTTTTCTGTTTCTATTTTATTTGGTTCTGTTAATTTCAATTGATTCTTTAACGACTCTTCAATTGAGAAATTATCTGTTGTAGCTTGTGACATTAATTGATTTATATTTTTATCAATAGAAATCGTGTATGCTGAAGCCAAAGTTAAAACTTGTTTTTGTTGTTCAGGGTCCATCATAAGAATTGAATCTAAGTTACCTGTACCAATTCTACCATATGAAATCATATCCAACATTGCTTGTTTAGCCATACGAACAGTCCAATATTCGTGCTCATATTTTTCTTCCAATTCTGGATTACCAAAAACATCAATTAATTTGGTACCATCGGGTAAGGTGGCATCATCTGATTCCAAATATTCCTTAATTAAATCAATAAACCCCTGTCTTTCTCTATACGCATCTTTAAGATTTCTATTAAATTTTCTTAAATCAATACGTTTATCTGCAATGGTTAAATCAACCATTTCTTTTCTTTTGGTGTCGGTAATAAATTCTTTACTTTCTTCGTCCATTTGAATTTCAAGTTCGGCCTTTCTTACTGTATATTCCAAATGTTCAACAGCATCTTCTCTACCTCTTAATTCCAATAACCATTGTTTTAATCTCGCATATGGAGTTATTTGTGCACCCCCAACGAAATTATATGCCTTATATTTCGGTAATGCAAATGACATGCTTTCAGATATTTGCATTAGTTTTTCATCAAATGGGTTATTGATAAAATTAGACCTGTCGTATTTGTAACCTTGTTCCATAATTAATTGTTTTTATACAATATAGTGAAAAATATTCATAAAGTCAAATGTTATCTCCAACCACAATGTCCGGATGATGTTCCGGCATTTACCACTGGAGCTAATCCGGTAACCGCATTTGATCCAGTGTCGGTTGCATATATTAATTGCCAACTAGTGTTATTTTGACCCGTTCCATCGTAATTACCTAACATATACTGCCAATCTTGTCCTAATGCTAAGTTTTCTTCTCCACAGTTTTGGTGTGGTTTAGCTACGTTACCAAGATTCGTATCTGTGGAGTTACTCCACCTTCTTAGGTTATAACCACCATTATATGATCCCTCGTTACCGCAATATCCCTTACCGACTTTAGATGGTACACCTTTTTGTTGTGCGTGTGCGCCCCATTGTGTTGAGGAACTTGGTGTTTCATTTGAAAAATTAAATTTTATACCCGCAGATGTTGTCCACGCATATCCAAAACTTTCATCATAAAATGCACCGGCACCATCGTTACCGCTTATTGACGTTACACCAAATCCACTTACATAACTTTCGTTAGATAGGTTAAATTTTTCAATTGTTGTTGATCCACCCGAAATTAAATAGGCAAACTCCGTTTCTTTTTGCATAGTTGCAACGTCACTTCTAGCAATACCTGTGTTAAATTTAGCTTGATGAGCATAGTTTGTATCATTAAACATATTGATTGCCGATGTCCGAGTTCCATGAATACTATCCGGCCCTTTCCATGCTCCATCGTCATTTACTGACCAAATAAACAATATTGTTTTATTACATGCTCCCGATGTATAAGATACTGGATAATCTAATAATTCACCAACGTGAGTTGTTTGACTTGTTGAGTTGGTTGTTTTATGAACGTTTCTCCAAGGTGATGAATCTTTATATCCACCAGCCAAATAGGTATATGATAAAACTTGTCTATATTTAAATGCTATTGGAATGGTTTCTTGTGCCGCAATTCTCTCCCATCCGTTATCAATATTTGATACTCCAGTATATAACATTAAGAAACTACCACTAGTGGATTCTTCCAAATATAAAGAACCAGATAATGGTGAACCAGGTCTGCTTGCTCTAACACCTCTAGGTGGTCTATTAACCACCCTATCTGATGTTAAACTACCACTAACTTCTAAATTTTCGTATATCATAATTTAATTATTTTTATGCTCTCCATCCACAATGTCCAGATGATGTTCCAGCGTTTACACCGGGGTTTAATCCACTTACACTAGTTGTTCCTGTGTCTGTTGTGTAGCTAAATTTCCAACTTGTATTATTTTGTGCTCCATCATAATTACCTAACATATATTGATGGTCTTGACCCAATGTGAAATTTTCTTCTCCGCAGTTAGGGTGCGGTTTTGAAACGTTACCAATGTTAGTATCATTGGCGTTGCTCCATCGTCTAAGGTTGTATCCACCATTATAAGAACCTTCATTTCCAGCGTAACCTTTTCCAACTTTTGAACTAATTCCTTTTTGTTGTGAGTGTGCACCCCATTGTGTAGAAGATGCAATTGTTTCTGTTGCAAAACTCATTTTAATACCTGCCGAAGATGTCCAACCATATCCAAAGTTTTCATCAGAAAATGCAGAACCTCCATCGCCACCATCGATTGTTGATAAATGAAAACCAGTTGATATTGTTTCCGTGCTTAAATCAAATCTTTCGACGGTAGCACTACCACCAGTAAACATATATGCCACTTCTGTCTCTTTATGCATGGTTCCTAAATCACTTCTAGCAGTGGTAATATTAAACTTGGTTTGATGTGTATATTTTGTATCATTAGCCATGTTAATTGCTGAAGTTCTAACACTATCTACACTACTAGGCCCTTTAAATGCGTTATCTGTATTAACAGACCAAACAAAAAAGATATATCTGCTACAAGCCCCTGATGTATATGATGCTGGGTAATCTAATAATTCTCCAATGTGAGTTGTCTGATCAGTAGAGTTAATTGTTTTGTGAACATTTTTCCAAGGGGAGGAATCTTTGTATCCACCCGCAAGAAAAGATGTGCTTATTATCTGTCTGAATTTAAATCCAACATTAGCATTTACTTGTGACGATACTCTAACCCAACCACTATCATTGTTACTAACACCAACATAAACCATTAAAAAACTACCACTAGTGGCTTGTTCTAAATATAAAGAACCTGTTTGTGGACTACCTGGTCTATTTGCCCGTGACCCAACTGGTGATTTTATTACACCTTGTGCTTTTAAGGACCCACTAATTTCAATATTTTCGTGTAGCATATCTTATAAATATAATTTTTATGTTCTCCATCCACAATGTCCAGATGATGTTCCATCATTTACTCCTGGTGGTAGACCAGACGGATTAACAGTCCCACTATCGGTAGCATAAACAAATTTCCAACTAGTATTTACCTGTGCACCGTCATAACAACCTAACATATATTGATGATCTTGTCCCAATGTAAAATTTTCTTCTCCGCAGTTAGGGTGCGGTTTTGAAACGTTACCTAAATTAGTTTCAGTAAAAACATTCCATCTTCTTAAATTATAACCTCCGTTATATGTTCCTTCATTTCCCGCATAACCTTTACCCACCTTTGAACTAATACCTTTTTGTTGACCGCTCGCACCCCACTGTTGATTATTTGTGAATGTATCATTTGCGAAGAATAGTTTTGTGCCACTTTGTTGTGTCCATCCATAACCATAATTCTCATCTGAAAATCCTGATGCACCAGAAGGACCACTACCTGTAATTGATGTTTCCATTGCAGTTAAAGTGTACGGTCCACCATAGTACACACTATACATCGTTTCATTTGTTAAATTAAATTTCTCAACAGCAGCCACACCAGCACCGAATATCCACGCAAACTCTGTTTCTTGATGTAAAGTACCGCAGTCATCTCTTGCATTTGCTAAATCCCATTTTGATTGGTGAGCATATGCGGTTTCATTAACCATGTGTACACCACTAGTCCATGTTGAATGAATAGTACTATCTCCTTTAAATGTACCATCTGTGTTTGTTGACCATAGAAATAAAATACTTTTACTGCAAGCACCAGATGTATATGATGCTGGGTAATCTAATAGTTCACCTAGGTGAACCGTTTGGTCTGTTGAATTTGTTGTTCTATGAACATTCTTCCATGGTGATGCGGATTTATAACCACCAGCTAAGTATGAGTAATTAATAACCTGTCTATACTTGAATCCTGTTCTATCTGTATTTTGTGAACCAACTGGTTCCCAACCACCATCATAATTCGACGATGCCGTATATGTAACCACAAAACTACCACTAGTAGATTCTTCCAAATATAATGACCCAATATCAGGACTAGATGGTCTATTCGCCCTCGGTCCTCTAGGTATGATATATTGTCCACTTACATTTAATGAACCACTTACTTCAACATTCTCTCTTAACATATTCTATAATATACGTATTTTATCTTACAACTACAACCCT